GTAAATAGTAGCTGGAGTGAATCTAAGCTTCAGGAAGTAAAAAATGAATATACTACAAGAGGTTTTAAAGAAAGGAATATTTTTAAGCAAGTTGCTGATCATTATGGTGTTAAGGTTTCTTACGATATTGACGGTGACATTGACGCTCATTATTATCCTTACTACAGTGATAATACCTTGGTTGGATACAAGGTCAGAAAGTTACCTAAAGACTTTACCAGTATTGGAACCATTAGAGGTGGAATGTTTGGACAGTCCTTGTACAATGGCGGTAAACGACTAGTAATTACAGAGGGTGAGCTTGATGCTATGGCAGTACAATCTGCATGGTATAAGAGATATAAGACTTTCTACCCTGTTGTGTCTTTGCGTTCTGCCTCAAGTATTAAAGACTTAATTAATGAGCGAGACTGGATCCGTAAGTTTGATGAAGTAATTTTATGGCTAGATAACGATGATGCTGGCAAAGAAGCTATGAAAGAAGCTGCCCGTATTATTGGCTATGATAAAATTAAAGTGGCCAAGTCTACCGAAAAAGATGCTTCCGACTTATGGGTAAAAGAACCAGACAAGGTACTAACCACAATCTATGATGCTGTAGATTATACCCCTGCGGGTATTCTAACGAAAGATGAATTATGGAATCAGCTAGAAAAGTATAACGAACTAGAATCGATACCCTACCCGCCATTTATGGACGGTTTAAATGACAAACTTAAAGGAATGCGATATGGTGAAATTACTCTTTGGACTTCTGGAACAGGCTCGGGTAAAAGTACTCTCCTTCGGGAAATTGCTGTACACCTGCTCGATGTTACAGAGGATAAAATCGGGATTGTCTCTCTTGAAGAGTCTCCCGCTGAAACTGCACGTAAAATGGCGGGTATGGCAATTAACCGAAACCCCGCTAAAGAAGAAATTCCAATCGAAGATCTCAAGGTCGGCTTTGATAACGTTTTTGGCAACGATCGTGTTATGGTTCTTGATCATCAAGGCTCAATCTCAGATGGATCTATTATGGATTTTTTGGAGTATATGTGCCTTAGTGGCTGCAAGTATCTCTTCGTTGACCACATTACTATCCTTGCTTCAGAAGGAGCGGAAGGATTAACAGGTAACGAAGCCATAGATAAGATTATGAATGATCTGTTAAGACTTGTTAAGAAGTATGAAGTATGGATTGGCCTTATTAGTCACCTAAGAAAGACTGATAATAAAGGTAAGAGCTTTGAAGAAGGCAAGTTGCCCTCTATGGATGATATTCGTGGTTCTGGTTCTATCAAACAGATATCTATGGATATTATCGCTTTTGCCCGAAATGCAGGTTCAAGCATAGATGATGAAAGAAACACAATTAAGACTAAAGTTCTTAAATGTCGTTACACAGGTTTAACAGGCCCATCTGGTAGCTTGTATTATGAGTTTGATACAGGCCGACTAAAGAAAGGCTCGGACGAGTTTGAAGAAAGTTCTAGCGGAATGATGCGAGTATGACTAAAGAACATAATATAGTGCTGATGTCAATTATATATCAGTTGCTTGACCAAAACGATGACATCTCAGAGCTAAACCCTTTTGTACAAGAATACTTACAGGGTTTAGTTGATGAGATTAATGAAATGGAAGTTGAAGAGCAAGATTCTCTGTATTTTTATGCAGACACCTTTTTCAACAGTTTAAACAAGAACACAGGAGTACTACACTAATGGCTGATAAGCTACAAGATTATTATGATAACTTCCTTAAACAAGCTATCAAGAGCAAGGAACAACTAGACTCTTTTATGAAACAAGACGATATTCGTAAAAAGTTTACTGCTAATGAAATTAAGAAACTAAAAGATTTTTGGGCAGGAACTCCAATTGAAACAGTCGTTAATACTACAATTGATCATGTGGAAGAGGTTGTACAAAAACAAGTAGAAGTAGTCGAGACTGCTTATGAAGAAGTACTTAGTACTTTATCAAAGAAAAATAAGAAAAACAAATAAAGGAATAACTATGCAACCTTACGAACAATTTATCCATATGAGCCGTTATTCACGTTATCTAGATGACAAGGGTCGTCGTGAGTCGTGGAGCGAAACAGTAGATAGACTTGTAGGTTTTTGGAAAAACGAAGTTAGTGATAATGTTATCACTGATGACGAATACCAATCACTTCACGATGCTGTTTACAACCGTGAAGTAATGCCATCAATGCGGTCTATGTGGTCCGCAGGTGATGCACTATCTAAAAATCATTTTCGTGGTTATAACTGTAGTTTTACTGCTGTTGATCATCCACGGGTATTTGATGAAATCCTTTATATCCTTATGTCAGGAACAGGTGTTGGTTTCTCTGCTGAGGCTACCTCCGTAAATAAACTACCAATTATCAACGATAACTTTATCAAAACAGAACGCATTATTTCCATTGAAGATAGCGCTGAAGGTTGGGCTAAAGGTTTACGTAAGCTGATTGCTGACCTGTATCTTGGGAATGAACACGAGTGGGACTATTCTAAAATCCGTCCAGAAGGTGCTCGACTTAAAACAATGGGCGGTCGTGCCTCTGGTCCAGAGCCGCTTAAAGACTTGTTTGCTTTTGTTACTAAAATTTTTAAGAAAGCTGCTGGTCGCAAACTAACACCAATTGAGGTACACGAT